TGTGTTTTAATACACTTAGTTTGAGATGAGCCTCTTACAGTATATGAGCTTTGACTTGTATACGACTAGCCCCTAACCATGGGGCTTTTTATTGTCTGGAATCAACAACTTATAATTAATTGGCGTAAAACTGGCGTAATAAAAAAGTTATCCACAGTTTTTAACTGCTTGTTAGTGCTAATTATATCATCTATTTTATAGATCAAATAAAGATGTCGGAAAGAATAAAAATGAAAACATGGCTCTACTTTTATATTGAACACACTGTGAAAAATGGGAAGCCTTTTTATAGGGAAAGTGGTTGGTCGGTTCTATTGAGAAGTTAAAGTTTTTCTATCGAAATTCCAACCAAGTTAAAGTAGGTGTGGCCTGTAACAAGATATTGAGATATTTATAAAAAACTGATTTTATATACATGATACGCACGTTTTTGACTTGTTTTGACCATATTGTCATTACAGTCATAATTTTAGACTTTTTAATAGTTTTTTATTCCAAAATTATTCCTAGCAAGAAAACCCTCAAATTGAGGGCTTTTTTACATCAATTTTCTGGCCAACTATCACTTAATCGTTTTGCATCAATTGCGTGGCCATCTGCTTTTTCTGCCATGCTTCGATATTCTGCTGTGCATGCTTCGAGTAACTCACTGTTGGTAATGGCGTACTTAATGATGGTTTCTTTGGGGGCTGTGGACAAACGTTTGTTGGCTTCACTGAGTTGCTTTGACAGCCCACTAGCAGCCAGATCAGCACTACGAGCGGCAGCATTCGCATCTTGTATTTTTTTAATCGCATTCTGTTCTACCTCTATGTATTTATCTGACCATGTTTGCATGATGGTGGCTTTTTCTTCTTGAGCCTGATCAATCGCATCTTCATAAGGTTTAATAGCTTTGGCCACACGCTCATCACATACGGTTTCGGCATTATGTAAATCACCAGCTAAAGAATTGCAGTACCACACATAACCAGTTATAAAGAACAATAAAACTAAAATGATCCACTTATAAAACGGTGCTAAAAGTGCATCTATCATGGCATCCCCTTAACTTAGAAATAGAGTTTTTTCTTTAGAGCGTCGATTAACAAGCCCTTTTATTTCTTTGCCGTTATCATAGATCCAGCGATCAAATTGAGATGCAGCACTGGAAAAATTGCTGTTATTAATTAGCGTTAACATTGTGCTTTTAATAAAGGCAGTTTCACCAATGTTATAAATAAAGGATGCCAGTGCATCAAATTGATTCTGACTTACATTGACCTTTACGTGTTTATCAAGACAAGCATCAACCCATAGACAATCATTTTTAAGCCAAAGTTCAGCTTGTCCTTGTGTACAGACATCCCCTTTTTTAACGCGTACACCATTGGGATACTTAATTGTTCCATATCCAATCGTCCATACCCCGCCAGTATCCAAGTAAGCTTTCAATTGAAGGCTTTCTGCTTCACGGATGAGGGAGAAACCCTTTTCTGAAACATCACGCAGACCAGAAACTAAGGCATTTAGTTTAAATCCGATAATGTCTGCGAATACTGGCAGTCCATGCATTGCAATAACTTTATCGCCAGCAATCACTTGTGCATTTGATAATTTCCCACCAGATAAAGCACGAAACTTGTCATTCCCCTTTCCCTAGAATGGCAAGGAATGCAGCTTTGATTTCAGCAATAACTTCAGAGAGTGGTTTACCTTTCAGTAATGCAATTGACTGATAAAGAATGCCGATCGCCATTAAGCCAAATACAGCGAACATCAGCATGATGAAGCCCTGATACATGGTTGAAGTCTTCAGCATTTCAAAATGCTCAATGAATGCTGAACCACCGTAAAGACTAACCGTAACACTGGCTGCAAATTTGCAAATAACACTGACAGTTACTTAAAACTCTACTTTATTTCGTAGAGTTTTATTTAAAGGCGGTTATTTAGCGAACCTTACAGGGATGTTGAAACTGCTTTAAAATTAAACTATTGTGATTTCAGATAATTATTAAATTTTTGGTGGGGATATGTTTTGCAATCAATGTGGTCAAAAAAATGTAAATGATGCTAAGTTTTGTAGTGGTTGTGGTAAAAAATTAGAGAAAGGAAATACTTTAATTTCAGAGGGAAATCGTCCCAATCAGATAGAATTATGGAATCCAAATATAGCTTTTATTCTTGGGTTCTTTTTTACATTTATATTTACAAGCGTAATCATTCAAGAAAATTGGAAAAAACTTGGCTTTCAAAAAAGAATGCTAGGATCAAATATAATGATTATTTTGCTTTTTTTATTTTCGTTATATGGTTTATATTACATGCAAAATTTAGGAAACAACTTTTTAAAAAGTTTTTATTTATTTTATCCAACGATTTTAGGTCTGAACATTTGGTTTATGGTGTTATTGTATTTTATTAGTGCAAAAACTCAAATTGAATACATAGCATTTAATTGTAAAAATTATCAAAAAAAATCATTTATAGAATATTCGTTATTAGCACCAATATTTATTGTCATGTTTTATTTTCAGTTCAAATTAATTTTTTTAAATTAAATATATCAAAGCCGACATTAAGTCGGCTTTTTAGTGACCAAAGACTTTCTTTAATTATTTTTTAACGATTAAAAGCAAATCCGCCCTGCTCTTCAGCCCCTTTCTGACGCTTAGTGAGATAAACCCCTCCATCACCTGTTTCTTTTGCTCTACGCTCATTAGACTTATAGCTTTGCATTAAATTGATGCGCTTAATCCGCATATCTGGATTTTTATCATTGGTTTTTTTGTTAAATTCCAAAATCTCAGCCCATGCCTTATCCATACCATCACGATCATCGTCTCTTTTAGCCACAACCCATTGCCGCATTAAGTCCTTACGATGATTTTCCAACTTCGTTTTATAGTCATATATTGCTGAACGTCCCTCCATCGAAGTTTTAACATCTGATGGGGAAAAACCTATAGCTTGTGAAAATAATCCGACAGCATCTACATCCTCTTGAATAACATCCTTATTTTTAGTTAACACACCCTCATTCGAAAATCGATAAGACTTCATGGCATTTTTAAGTACAACAGGCAACATAGTTTCTATACCTCGACCATAATCACCATCATTTATTTCTTGCATACCTTTTACCGCATTGGTACTAATCCCAACGACAGGCCCAAGTAATGCCGATTGCATTGCCTTCGCCCAATCCGCACCCTCAAGCCCATCCTGAACATCAGGGAAAATTAAGTTATTTAGACCGACTCGACCTGATAAATCTACTGGACTGAATGCACGAGGTACACCACCAAACACTAAATCAGCAAATTTAGGATGAATATCTGCCAACCAATTTCGAATAACATTTTCTAATTCATAAGGATCATCGTCACCACCACCTGATGCGAGTGCAGTCAATGCTGCAACACCAAATGCAGCTGCTCCAAGTTTACTTTTCTTTGCGATTAGAATAGATGCAGTGGCAAGCATGCCTGTAATTGGCAAACCAATTGCACCAGCTGCTAATGCATGCATACCTAAAATACCTGCTAAAGCACGACGTGCCTCTCTTTGGTCCTTAGGATCAAGCGCATAAATTGATTGATGAGCATTACGCACCAAGGTATAAATCATATTCTGCGCATATTGTTTAAATAGCAGAACTACTTTAGCGATATTTCCTTGCATAAAGCGTGCTCTGTTTCCACTCGAATAGTCGAAATGCCCTCTATAAACCATGTCCATAGCTTGTTCAAATGCTTCTGTTTGAGTGGCTCCAGCTTGGCTGGCAAGACGATAAGCTGCAATAAAAGTTACTTCACGGTTAAAACGTTCAGCATGATGAAACATACCGCTTGCTAGACGCATAGCAGGTCGGAAATACCACATCACTTTGCTGTCTTCCCCTTGGGCAATACCTGCTAAGTCATGGGCCTGCGTAACATCAATAACACCACGCTTTACTGCTTCATTGTAAGCATCTAGCTCAAGCCCTTTTATTACTTTATCAATATTTGGACTATAAACATCACCAATACTGTTTTTGAAACTTTCTAGGCTTGTAAAATCAGGTACGTTAAATTCAACACCCTTGGCAAAATCAGATGATGCTTTAAGTAGCTCTTTACCTGCTTTATCATAGTTCCACTTCGCCCCCATTAATGGGTAGGCTATTAATGCAGTTTGTGACAAATTGACGATTGCAGCCGCAGGCGATAAACCCATGTAGTACATGAAACCAACACTTGTGAGAACACTAGATATTGGATGCCCCTTAGGATTCATTAAAAGCGTATGTCTTTCTTCCATCTCATCAATGACACTTCGAGCGGTTCGCTGGTCGTAACCAATGCCTTTTTTAAATTTTTCATCGGAATATTTTTTCATTTCATCAAGTTGTTGCGCTAACTGATCTCCATAACGCAATTTGCCAAGGTAATTTGCCCCACTAAACATATGTTGGGCAAATGCACGTCTTGCATCTTGGCTAAAACCTGCTGTCCCTTTACGATGAATACCATGTTTCGCCCAAGATAAATCAGGCATTGAGGATAGGTATAATTGACTCAAGGTATCTTCAAAATCTGCTTGTGCTTTTTTATCTAATCCTAAATTACCAACTTCATCGAAAAGATCAGACATAAAACCACGCCCAACAACGTCACGACTTGCACTAAACTTTGCATCTTTTTTTACGTCATCAGCCTTAAACTGTGGGTACTTGAACATCAATTCATTGCGTAAATTTTCAGCTTCATTCATTGTTTCCGCTCGGCTAATAACCTCAGCCTGACCATTCTGATTGCGCAGCACCACTACATATTGGCCAAAACGAGCTAAAGGAAAGTAAACACCTTTAATTTGACCAAAAGAACCTTCGATATTTTTTAGTAAATCTGCTTTTTTTTGGCTGCTTAAAGCTGATCGTAAAATGCGCTCTCTAATCGCTTCACGAACTTTGGCATAATGCCCACTATAGGCATTTCGAGCCTTTTTATACATTGCTTGAGCTTCAGGGGATAAATTATTATAAGCATGAAGCAATTGTTGATATTTAACTTTATTATCGCCCTGTTGGTATGGTTTAGCAGGGTCAATTTGAGCTAAAGTTGCATCATGCATTACATTTGCTAAAGCTTCCTCATCCTTTAATTTAGACCACTCACGCACAATATTATCTGCATCTGCTGCAATATCATTTTTATCAGCATCCATTTGAGCAGCAAGTTCATTATATTTGTTTAACTGCGGTAATAATTTTCCGTAAACCTCAGTTAAGTGCCGACGACTCAAAAGACCTAACCCAATTGACAACCAATCGACCCCTTTTTTATTAATCAAATCTCCTGCTTTTGGTAAATTTTTAAACCCATTAGCAATACGATTGGTAATATCTTTATAGTTAGAACTACGACTAAAACGTATATCAGAGCTTTCACTATTAAATGTGCCTGTATTCCCCTCAGCCATTTTGACCTGGTTAGGCTCTAATGCAACAATATATTCTTTATTTTCAAATTGATGAACAACTCCCTGATATTTACCAGAACTTGTTGCTTCTACAAATTTATCTCGAGATACATTACCTGTTGTTTTAAATGCATTTCGAATATTCACGAATAAAGGTATTACAAAACCATTTTTACCACGAACATTGGCATATACATCTGCTATATCAAAGCTATCAGTTAAGTAAATACCATCTCCCAATAAGCCATGACCTTGCTTAAATTCATTAAACTCGGTGGCAGTACCATGATAAACAACCTTAGGCTCCCCATTTTCATCTAATACCTGTGAAGCATTTGCAGCATCATTTTCCCAATCACCAAACCATTTCTTAAATTCTGGTGTGCGGACTTGTAACCATTGTTGTTCTGAAAGATGTGTCTTTGCACCGTTTGGTGCTGTCATCCATTGATTTGTACCATGATATTTTTGACGAATTAAATCCAATGATGATTGATGTTTAATTTGCCCAATCATACGCTCTGATAATGCAAGCATATCATCAGGATTCAAATTAAGATTGATACCAAAATTATCAAATACCCATGCTTTTACATATGAAACAATATTGTTAATCAACTTTTGCAGTGCATTCCGTTGAATCACATTACGTTGTTGCATAGTGGATGAAAGGGTTAATAGATATGGTAAATATTCAAGCTGCTGACGTTCAGAGCCTTGTTCACGTTCTGCAAGCATCTTTGCAGCTAAAGCAACAGGATTACCCTGCTCAACCAACTTATCAAACTGACGCATCAGTTCCTGATATTGTTTTTCATTCATCATGTTTTGGAAGCCACCATGACCACCCAATTCATGCAGGAATGTTGGTACTGCACTTTCTTTGGTAAGATTCGATGCAACAAGTACAGCTTTTCCGTTGTAATAAAACCCTTCAACACCTTCAACTTGATAATCCTGAATAATTTCAAGCTTACCCTGACGTTCAAGTTCACTGATTACATCTTCACCAAACCGTTCTACCAATACATCACGAACCTTTTGAATGAATGAACTTTTTGTACTTTCACTGCGACGGCTAAATAATTTCCTGTCTTTAGGAATATTCATGGTGACATTAGGATCACTTGATTTATCAATCATGCGCTCAGCCAATGCAACCATATCATCTGGTGAAAGAGTTAGATTCACCCCCAGCTTATCAAATACAAATGCTTTGACCGCTGACATAACCTTATCAATAAATCGCTTAATTGCGCTTTTTTGTAAGGCATTAGTACCTTGCATGGTTGATGCAAGCGTTAAAAGGTATGGTAGATATTCAAGCTGTTGTGTTTCAAGATTCGATTCACGTTCTGCAAGCTCCTTTGCAGCTATCGCCATTGGATGGCCACGCTTGATCATATCGTTGAACATAGCCATAAGCTCGGAATATTTAGCCTTGCTTATGATGTTCTGAAATCCAGCATGACCACCCAGCTCATGTAAGAAAGTTGGGATAATGCTGTCATCGGTTAGCGCGTCGGCCACCAGTGTAACCTTGCCATTCTGATACCAGCCTTCAGCACCGGCTTCGCTATGGGTGTCCAGAATCTCAAGTTTACCTTCACGTTGCAGCTTGGCAATCAGATTCTTGCCGTAACGCTGCTCAAGTTTCTGGCGTACCTGTTGCGCTGTAGTGTCGGTGCGCTGTGCTGCATCATTGTTAAACCTAACAATTACGTCTTCATGTGGGATACCTTGAGATTCGTATGGCTTTTGGTTAAGTCGCTCGTGGTCAGATAAATTTTTTCTAGCCTCTACATCCCTAGATTCAACCTCACCAGCTAGACGATTATATTTCGCACTTGGCGAATTTTTACCATCCCAAACATTCATCTTATCCTGTAGATTAGATAACCCATTTTTCTTAATAAAATTTTGCATTTTATTATTGGCCACAGTGGATTTTTCAGCATCATCACTGATCATGGCCTGAATCATCTCATTCTGAATATGATCATATTCAGGTGTGCCTTGGAATTTGAGTAACGCTTCCTGAAACTCATTTCCGTATGGATTTCTCTCCGCGTATGAAGCTACCCCATCGGTTTGTAAAAACTCGAATGAATTACCACCCCGCGCAAAACCCTCTACGTCTTGGATGGCATGTTGCATTTCGTGCAACACAGTAGACAGCATTTCTTCCGAGCTACTACCGGTATCAATACTCATTGTGTTTGAGTGCGGGTCATAACCACCAGCAAAAAGATTGTCATCTGAAATTTCAAACTTGATATTCTTTAATTGCGGATAGGCTTTAAACAATTCATCATGATTGAATACATCAGCTAAAACCAAATCGTCTTTACCAAGATTTCGTTTAGCATTTGACGCAATCGTAGATGCACGCTTGCCGCTATATTTTAAGCTGGCGTTTCTATCGCTAATCTCGTAACGCCATTGCTTGTCATAACCCAAAAACCAGCCTGTTTCCTTGCGGATTAACTCACTATGAACCCCTTGTTCCATCATTGAAAAGGCTTGATTTAGTTTGCTGGAATCTATACCTAGAGATGATTGACCAGCATAAGAATATAGCTTTTCTGGTGCAGATGTTTCACGCTGTTTAGCTTCTCCCGATTTTCTTGCTTTAAGGTATACCTCTAAATCCATTTTCTGTTTTCGAAAGGTATCCACTGCACCAGATGCAACTGCTTTACGGGTACTACGCTTACCACCACTCATCTCACCAATGCTTTTTTCATGATTCTTTTGAATGGCCTTATCCAGCCGGGTAATCGCTTTTTCAAGGTCTATATCAGGAGCACTAGCAAATAAACGGTGCAAATCATCTACAGTCTTTTTCCGTATTTTTTCTGCGCGAATATTTTCAATACTGTCTTTCAAGTTTTTAGATGCGGCAGGTTTAGAGGTATCCGAATTTTTTAACCAATCTTTAAATTGGTCTTTGGACATTTCTTTAACAGGCCCAACCTTCCAACCCTTGTCGAAGTTAGATTGGTATGCAGCAACAGCTTCTTCCTGAGTATCAAAGCCCATCATCACCTTGTGCTCATCAAAACTACCATTACCTTGATTAATTTGATCAACGATATAAACCTTTTCAGATTCAGGGTTTTTACCAACATAGGTATCAATATGTTCTTGATCGGCACCAGTAGTACGCTTGATATAGCCGTAATGGTCGCTCATGTTGTGTGACCATGGTGTGCCATCTGGATTGGTGCCACTGCGTTCAGATCCGCGTGGATTTTCCACAGCAATATCCAGGCCATGTACTTTGATGTGACCTTTCTTATAGTTGCCGGCTTCAATTTGTGCTTGAGTTGGTGCAGGTAAATCATTCTGTACACTGGTTGCAGCTGCATGTGCAGCATTGTCCAAGTCAGTCTGTTCGTTATTACCTACCCATTCACCGCTATGTGGATCTTTAACAGCTGTAACCTTGCCCATGAAGTTACGCGCATCATAGTCAATCTTATAATTTGGATTGTTTTTAACCTTCTCATATTCACGATCAGACAATTCATAACTGCCCGATGTTTCAATTTCGTCAGCCATCATAGTCACACGTGCATTGGTCAGGCCATGTGTTTCACGGATACGATCATTTTCAGCGGTGAAGATTTCAGGATTAGCTTCACGCATACGTTGACGTGCCGAATTGATCTTAGCTACTGCTACATCCATCCTTGCATAGTTTTCACGGTGATTTTCTGCCGTCGCCTTTCGTGGTTGATCTAAACTTACTTCGCTTTGTACCTGGTCTGCTAAACCGTTTTGCAGTTCGGCAATCTGTTTACGGATCTGTGCCTTTTTCGGTACGCTTTTTTCAGTAGCAAGCTGCTGTTCCAGGTCTGAAATTTTCGCTTGCACCGGAGCTTGTACCGGAGCTGTTTTATCTTGCACCGGAGCTTGGACTTTAGGCTGAATTTCAAAACGCTTGCCGTCTTGGACCACCTGGTAATCATTGCCTAGATTTTTCTTTTCAAGAAAAGCATTGGCTTTATCCTGGTTGCCAAACCATTTATTTTTACCGTCGGCACCAAGTATGGGTTGCGCCACGTTTGTTTCGGCTTTTGAATCAGCTTGGTTTCCAGGTGTGTTAGTTGAGGCCAAAACCTCATTCGCTCGAATTCCACTATCATTACTATCACCTATATCTGCTGTATTTTGTTTTGATACTCCAGGAACAGTTGATTCACTCCCGATGGTGTCGAGATTATGCAAATCTTGCTGTCCTTGTGCTGCTGTTTCAGCTTCACGATTTCCTGAATCCGCAATTCCGTTATTTGATCCAATTCGTTTTGCTTGTGCATCATGTCCTGTACTACCTGGAATGATTTCAGAATTTCCGCGTCGCTCAATGTCGGTGCTGTTGTCGCTGTTGATTGGTTGAGTATTTCTGGCTGCACTTGGTTCAATACCTGTTGAGAAAGTAGATCCACTACGTCCTGTTGATAATTGTGTAGTTTCATCTTGCCCTGAATTGCCTGTGCTAGTGTTTTCTGTTGGTGCATTAAGTAGACCTGCTGCATTGCTTAAAGGTGAATTGGCTTGCACGTCACCTGCTGCGGTGTCAGCCGGTGCATTCAACATTGAAGTAGTCGCACCACTGTCCACGGCCAAAGCTGCTGCTGTAGATAATGGGCCTTCTTCTGGATTAATCCCTAACTGACGTGATAGTGGTGGCGTATTTGGACTATCCGGATTTTCCGGATCGTTGCCCTGCATTGGATTAAATCCAGTACCTTGCCCTAAAAGGTTATCAGCATCAGTAGAGAATTGATCATATTCATAATTAGTACGGCTTTGCTCTGGCTGACCTGATTGATTGACACGTGGGATATATTCACCAGTTAAAGCATCACCACCACTCCCACCAGGTAGAGCCGGTAAGTTCGGTGTATTAGAATCAGTTGGGCTTGCACTTCCATTGTCACTACGTTGTGCATTTAGATAATTTTGTGTTGACGTGTACGCATTTATACCGCCCCCCATAGCCATACCTGCAAGCGTACCCATCACCGCAGCATCATCTAGGTTTTCATACCATGGCTTATCTAAAGCAATATTCTGTAAAGCTTGCTCAGAAAGTGACTGAGGTAATTCTTCCAAAATACCTTCACTGACTGCACCCATCAGCACACTTTTCGGAATGCTTGAGAATGGAATATCTTTTGCAGCCTGTTCGGTAGCTTCACGCGATATGCCATTGGCCATCATGTTATCAATATCATCAAAGCCAAGTTTCTGAGCAATACGGCCACCCAAGAAACCAAATAAAGTACCAGCAACACCAGTTGCAGCTGCCGCAGCTGTTTGACCACCACTAAGTAATCCATCGTCTGTTTGTTGGCGAATGCTTTCAGCCTGTGAGCCTGCCATCACAGTACCTTCACCAATAGCACCAGATGCAGCTGCTCCGATTGCACCTTTACTTGCAACATTGACTGCACGTCCAGCAAGACCACCAGCCGCCATAGGTGCAAGTGATTCACCAATCGCATTAGAAATCATTGAAGGGTTGCTTAATGCTACTTTGGTTTTATCGACCACGCCTTCGGCAGTGTCAAATTGTTGTTGCTGTGCTTTAGCATTTATTGTCTTTTTATCTCGCCAATAGTCACTGCCCGAACCAGGGTTATAAATACCTGAATCTTCAACAGCTTTACCAACGCGACCACCAGTGTATAGATCTCCAAGACCAAGCGCAATATCAGGAAGGGATGCAGCACCAGATGCAAGGGATGCACCAAAGTCTTTTATATGACCACCTAGGCCTTTATTCACTGCCTTTGCTGTACTTGGATCAAAATTAAAACCTTCGACTTCTGCAACCATTGATTTATTTTGTACTGGTTTAGCGGTGCTCGGATCAAACTTAAATTTATCTTGCTCAGAAACTTTTGTAGTTTTCGGTTCATGGAAGAAAGGATTATTTATATCTTGGGGATCAGGCATAACACACTCCTACGGTATGCCTGAATAATGACAGTCCAGATTTGAGTTAGTCGAACCCTACAGAGCTATTGTACTCATTGCCATTTCAGTTTCTAATTAAACGATAAAAATTAAGGGTTAACATGATGTTAAAACAAGTTGTTTTAGTTGGAATGTCGCTTGGATTTTGCTTAACACAGGTGCATGCCAAAAATTATTATAAATGGGTAGACAGCAAAGGAAATGTGACATATTCCAGCAAACAACCGCCTGCAGGTGCAAAACAACAAGAGATTGAAACTCTTCGATCACTCGGATCTGCACCAGCGACTTCAACTCAACGGAAAGAATTTAAATCCAATGCCTCAATTCCAACTCAACACTACAACCCTTATCAAGGCAATAACAGAACAACATACTCACCGCCACGTCAGCCTGAACGAAGTGCGGAACAACAGCGATTAATCAATGAAGCAAGCCAACCAATTTCGGGCTCAAGAGGTTTAACAGCAAGCCAACGTAACGCAATTGCTGGACTTTCAAACACAAACAATAATGTTAGTAATTCTGCACCAACTTCATCTATTACAAACTGTGATAGTGCTGGATGTTGGGGAACTGATGGTACCCGATACAATAAGGGTGGAGGAAATACCTATTTTCCTTCTACTGGTGGATCATGCCAGAATATTGGCGGGCAAATGCAGTGTAATTAATAAAGATAAAGCCACCATTACGGTGGCTTTATTCTATTTCGGGATTGGCTTAAATTGCCCTGTCTTCGGATCAAGATATGCGCTGTTACCATTAGCATCTGTATAAACCTGATACCCTTTAAATCTCTCTGAATTAGCTCCTGCTGTTGCTTGTCGAGAAGGGTTGCCATCAATATTCTGCAACTGCCCTGTTTTGGTATCGAAAATCTGTTGTGGACGGTTAATCATTACGCCCTCTTCTTTGTTGTACTCTTGACCACCGCCTACAGTCATATAGCGATCTTTACCACTTTCACCCTTGGCACCTGTGAATCGATTAATCCTCTCTTGAATCGATGCACGTTGCTCGTCCGTTTCTGCCTTATCGTACATTTCATAGAGTTTTTCGACGCGTTGAGAATTACGAATACCAAAACCTTCTTTAGTTTCATTCAATTTTGCTTCACGGTTTTTTAAACCAAACTCAGCATTGAACTTGGCTGCATCCTGCTCCAAGCCCATGCCATAACGTGAATTCTGTCCATTCTCACCCAATACCGCACGATCATTTGAACCTTGTTCACGCATCATGGTCTGTGCAATTGATGCAGCATTATTGGTTGAATTGTTTAGCTGACTGGTCGCGTTATTGGCATCAGTGTTATACATCGTAGTTGCACGATTATCTTCACCAGTTTGCATCTCCATTAGCTGCGAACGTTGGCTAGAAGTCATGCCACGTGCGCCTTTAATTGGTGCCTGAATTTGACTCAGAACATTATTGCGTTCAGCTTCTTGCATGTCGTTACGTGCAGGTCGATCAGGATATGTAATGCTTTGCCCTTGCTGACCATTCAATTGATTTAATGCTTGATTGACTTGCTGATCAGTTGGACCAAATTCACGTGTATTTTGCATTAAATTTGCGACACCACGTGGGTCATTCGCTGGACGAATACCTCCAGCAAAGCCACTGCTTTGTAATTCTGGTACACCTGCTGCACGTGCCTGATTTGCCGCATTAGGATTAGCGTAACTAAAACTGCTCCCTTTTTGCTGAATTGCATAAGGATCTGCGTTTTGTTGTGGCGCGGTTTGTGCTGGTTGTTCAGTTGGGGGCGTTCCATATAGTTCGCTATTGATCGTGTCATTAAAACTTGGTTGTTTGGCCTGTGCTGGCACTGGTGCTGTGGGTTTACTCACTGGTTGTGCTGACTTAGAAGCATTATGTGCAGCAAAGCGTGCTTGTTGTTCTGCTAATCCTTGTTCTGCTGCCGCTCGTTGTTTATCGGGAAAACGATTTCCCAATATTCCAAAACTCGCAGCATTACCTACGTCAGATAAAACGCCTGCGGCACGAATACCTGTTTCAGCCAACACCCCGCGTTCTGCGTTGGGATCAAGCCCCATACGTTCAGCATAATCTTCTGTAGAAGTATTAAAACCTGTTATTGCACCACCAGCCATTGAGCCTATACCATGAAACTTACCTAAACCTTTGGCCATGTTTTTAACACCACCCATAAAGCCACCACCTTGCGCTGGTGCTGTATTCGCAGAATTTGCAGCTGGTGTTGATGGTGCTTGATATGTTTGGGGTAATGGGCGATTAACATCACGTGTAATACCGCTTACATCACGCATTGTCGGGCCACTCATTTGCTTTTGTGCAGTTGCCTTGCGAATATCATCAGCCGATGGATAAGGACTGACCACACCACCATTGGCAAAAAACAATTCTGGTTCTTTCTTCCCTGACTTAATACCAAGTTGCGGTTGATTAACCGGTGTGTGCGTTTGATCTTTCATCCGATCCAAGGTTTCAACACCCACCGAGTGAACTTGATCAGGCGTGAGTTGGTATTCACCGTTACTGAGATTAACTTTGGGGGAACTATCCATTTTATCTAAGTTTTCCTCCCCGATTTTTTTGGTTGAATCCGCAGGCATAATATAGCTACCACTTTTGACATTTTTTTTAATATCGTCAGAAGTGCCCGTACCTTTCCCTTTAATCATGCCACCTTTGCCGGTGTCAGCCTGTTTAGGCTTGCCCTTTTGCTGAATTCCGAACATAAAAAAAACCCTACGTTTTTAAATTTTATCCATTATGGAAAACTTAAAAAATTAGGGCGAACCTTAGAGGTTGAAATCAATAATTGTAGTTGTGACTTGTACTTGTAGATTCACTTTCACTGTTTGAATAAGATGTATTTGCAGAGCCACTACCACTAATACTGGCTGAAATATGAGCCGCAGACATAGCACCTGCCGCCAGCTGTGCTGAATACTGACCAAGAGCTTTCGCAGACTCCAATGCAATTTGTGCTTCTTGAATCGCATGCTGAATATTTGCTTCATATTGTTTAATTTGCATTTCTGCAAAAGCAATATTTCCACGTGTATTCATGTCTGCATAACGTGATTGCATTTCTGAATGAGATATATCAACACTTGCACCAGCTTTCCATGCCTCTACTTGTGCACCAAAAGCCGTCGTATTCATTTGAACTTCATTTAAGCTTGCTTGTAGCCCTGCCTTGTAACCATCTACATCAGCAGTATATTTTGAAATCCAAGTTTTCGCGGCTTCCATCTTCAATTGAATTGCTTTGCTTTTAACATCTGCTTTGGATTGAATGGCCTGAACTGTTGATGCATATGCTCGACTTTGTGCTTCAAACATACCAACTTTAGACGTTTCGCCACGTACTTGTGCTTCATATGCGTCTACCTTGACCTTTTCAGCACTAATCTGTTCACTATATGCCTGTACTTCGGTACGGTACGCATCAAATTGATTTTTAATAACATCAGCACGTGCAGATGCACCTTGTACCAACGCTTTATATAATTCTACATTTGATAATACCGCTTCTGTCTTAGCCTTATAGACTTGTACATACTGTTCATTGATCTGTCCAATAGCGACTTGTGCGTCCACCGCAGCTTTATAAGCAGAAAGTTTTGCTAATGCACCATCTAACTTGGTTTTGTATACAGATGAAAGTGTTTCAAATGCGCTATTTTGAGCATTAAACAAAGCCACTTGCGCATTAAATACACTGATCTGACTTTCCGCATTAAACTTAGCAGTTTCAAATAAGCGATTAACAACATTAGAAAATAAATTACTGGTGAGTTGCTCCAAGACAATGCCTTGTTCAACCATAAAGCGTATGTTTTCTATCTCCAACTTACTGGCTTCAATCAGAATATCACGGTTCAACTCGCTTGCTTTAAGTTGTCCTTGCTCACGAATTGCTGCAACTTGTTTAACCAACATTCCTGGTGGCATTGAAAAATTACGTGCTGACCAATCGCCTATGGCTTCTTGAACTGCTCGTTCAACTTCACGCCCCTCACGACGACGTGCACGATTAAATAAGGCATCTTCAATAGCAGGTGGAAAACCAGTACCCCCCTCACTCATCCATAGTTTTACTTTAGCCTGAAGACTGGACAGCAATTCAGATTCATACTCTGGTTCTTTCCAATCAATAAAGACATTAGGTACTGTAATTGAATCTAAAGATGGTGGTTTGTCGTTAAAGTCTGGCAATTCAGGAAATGTAAATACTGGAATATCTAATTGAATCAATTCCTGTAATTCAGGTAAATCAAGTACTGGTGCTTCCGGTAATTGAATATCTGTATCAATTTGTGGCTTTAACGGTACATCAATATGCTGAATGCCTGGTGTTTCTGGTAACTGAATAGCAGGCATTTCAGGTGCAACTGGTATATCTAAATCGCTTAAATCTAATTCAGATAATAACGAATCTATATTTTTAAATTCAGGTGTATTCGGTACAGTTAAATTAACCGCATTAAACGTAGGCTGTGCTGTAAAGTTTAAATTTGGTACAGGTGTTTGAGGAATATTCAATGGCTGTAGTGCGGCCACTGGTTTGACTTCAATATTCTTAATATCAGTTAATGATTGAGTTAATTCAGTTTGATATTTCTTGGTTACGCTATCTAGTTTCGCCATCTGATCCATAACAGTCGTAATAGCTGCATCCATTACGCCATCAGGTGCAACTTTAGAATCAATACCCATTAGGTTCTCCTAGCTGTTTTCGTATGCTCAATAGACAAAGCATTTATTTGTGCAGAGGTGGCATTTAGCGCAACTTCAAACGAAAAATGGCGACCACGTAAGCCACGACCAAAAATGATTCGACCATTAGTTAAATAATCAGATTGCTCTTTTGGTAATAGATACTGATAGCTTGCAGGCTGTCCACTTTGAGTAGTAGTGACCGCAATGTGCATAGCCTTTTCTGTACCAGACATTTGATATTCAAGATATGCAGCAGTCGGATGAACAAGAGCTTCACCAAAATCTAATTTACCAGTTTGAATTTTTGCTGAAATAGACTCACCTTCAATACCGGATAAGTAAACTCCATCCTTATTCCATGTATACAACTTCCCATTAATCACACTGACACCTTCAAATGAGAACGGTGCATAACGACTCATTGCCCATGTATCAGTATTGGCTGTCCAAGCTTGACCATGTAATTGTTCTGAAAACACATGATCCGTGGCTAAAGCTATTTCAACCACCATGCCCTGTGCATGTAATACACCATAAACACCATCTTTTACTTGAGCCGACTCAATGACAAAGTTTTGTATTCCTACTGCTGATAAATCAACATCTTGGACTACTACGGATTCAGTAATCAGTGAAAATGCTTTTAATTGGGTATACAGCGAATCATTTGTAGCTGCTGTTTCAGTAATCAATGAGATTTGGTAGGCAAAAGCAGTATCAGATAGACGAGCCTTTTCCTGAACGGTATAAGCAACAAGACGTTTACTTAAATCAAGATCAGATGCATGCGCAGACTCATAAACCATAGAACCAATCAGACTTCGATCAGTATCAATTGCTGTAGCTTGCTCTATGATTAAGTCATGAAATCCTGCAAAAACCTTATCTTTTGCTTTGACCACTTCAACTGTCAAATCAGTACCATGTTTAATACTAAATGCTTGATCTTGTATTTGAGCCGATTCAGTCACACTTAAACCACGATAGCCAAATACACTATCTGTGGCTACAGCATGCTCAGTTGTTAAAACCCCAAGAATAAAAATTATGGTTGCGGTGGCTTTTGCAACTTCATTGGTAAGAACGAGGGTATTGGCCCACACTTTATCCGAAGCAATGGCTGTTTCAATTGTGTCATCCCGGTAATTACTCATTAATTACTCCAATAAAGTGATAACAAGATTTATGATCAGCTAGTGAGGTGTAACCACTTCTCCACCGCATGTTATTTACTGCTTCCCCTATGTTCCCATATTCCGCCCTACCCATAAAAACTCTACAGGCATCTCTATAGAAAATTGAACCGATTGGACTTGGTGACGAAATGAAATAACCATCAGAAACACCTTCTTTCTTTACATCAATGGTTTGTTCCATAAACATGGTTTTAATTACTCGGTCATCCGTGTTGGCAGCTAATGAGCGTGTGAAACTATATTCCTTAACTTTTGGTGGTCCACCTCCACCTTGTGCGCGCCAAACCATCCGATCTGGATGCACTAACCATGTATAGTCAGCAGGTAGGCTTGGAATCCAAGGTCCTTGGTCAGCAAAGTCTGAACACATAGAAGGTGCATAATTTTCAATCTCTACCCACACAGGATTCCCTGCAACTGGTACTGGTTGACCTTTTTGCACTGCCAAACCACCGATAAACGCGAAAAGGTTATCGTGGGTCCAATATCTGTAAGAGTAAGGATCTTTAGCCGCAAGTAATCCATAAGATTCTGAATATGACTTACTAACCTGAGTTTCTTTAGTCGCATGTAGAACACATGCACGTTGAAACATAGGGATACAAACGCCTAAATATAAGTTAGTACCACTGGTACTATCTGTTTTTATAAGATGCGTGTAATAACGGTTTCTCCACAGCGTACCAGGTCGCCAAAAAATCCCATCTTGTGCAAAAAATGGTTTGCTGTCATAGCCCTGATCACGCCCTTCAATTGTTGTTTTTGTTACTGATTGGCTTACTTCATCACGCTCATCAATATCACTGGTATAGAAATGCCCAAATATACTGGTAAAGCCTTCAGTTTCATTCTTGTACCAACGACCGACCATCATACATTCTTCATAGTCTGTATCGATTTCCTTAGAATAAGTGAGCGATTCATCAATAAAATACTTAACAACCTTAATGTCATCACCATCATAATAGGCGAACATAATGGTATCGCAGGCCACACGCCAACCCGTTTCGATAGGTGAAAAGTTAAAAGAAATGCAGCCACCCTGTTTATAATCAGGGAACTTTATTTGTGGTTGATTTTCAAATTTTGCTGGGTGAAATAAATATCCACTATACACTTGGGTAATACTTCCAGTGTGTTGTGCAGCTTTAACCGTATAGCCATCCCAATAATTAATTTCATTCTCAAAATTGATATTGATGCCAGCTTGCTGGACACGTTTTAAGATGATCTCGTTTCCAACTTTTCTGAGTTTATAGAGGATTGCATTAGAACGATGACTACCATCTTTTAACTTGACCATAAGTTGTTGCAAATATTCAATCAACCTTCTGGCTTCTGAATCACCTAGTTCTTGACTATTAATTGAAACGCGCTTTAATCCGTAATGATCTTCTTGACCAACCAATGACAGTGACATTTTATATGTCATCCCAAAAGCCAGACCTGTGGTGTAATCATAGTTGTAGCAAGTATTGTAAGCATTACCACCACGTGTATTAAAAGACCAACCACATGCTTCGTAATAGGCAATATGATTATAAAAATCAGAAGTATCGCAAACCTGAACAATGACACCAGCACGTACCCAAGACATAAACTCTGATTCATCTTCGGGGAAACCCTCACCCGATGGCATAGCGCCAAAGTGATTTAGAATTTCAAGGATTTCATCATCTTTTAATTCTTCTTCCACATACTGTTTAAAGTGTTTACTTAGAGTTGCAGGAATAATTGGCAATGGCATTGCCCATACTTTTTTATCGGACCCGACTTGAACCAGCCAAGGCTTACCGAAAGTATCAAAACTCACCGCATGCGTTTTACTAAATTTATAGTCATATTGAAACTTGCCATCTAACGGTGGGATACCGGTATAACCTGGTAGTCTTACACCGTTAATTCCATCTTCAATCAGTTCATACACAGAAACAGGAAGTTGGAATATTGCACGTTCTAGTGGGGTATTGGGCAGATAGTCAAAATCTTGACGACCATAACCACCAACGACTTGCATGAGCTTTGCCATAGAGCCACTATACCATCCGGCATTCTGAGCAACGTATTGTGTCCATATTTGGTCGCTTTCATACTCTGGCTTAAATTCAGAAAAGTTCTCACCATATGGAATAACAAACCTTTGTAGTTCTATCTCTTTGGCCACGTTCTCTACATCTGGTAGTTGCTTTAATCTAGCAATACAAGACTGAGTAAGTTTTAGTTTCACACCCTGAGATGAATTAACCCTTGCTCTGGTAATAATTCCACTGAAAAACATTGGAATATAAGCCTTGGCCATACCATCTGTGGTGAAAGAAAATTGAGGATTGGTTTGAGTCTTATGCGCAATAACCTTTAATACATTACCCATGTCTTGAATGACACAGTAACCACCATTCGGCAGGTCGTAAGTATCTCGCAAACTTTCAAGGCGGCTTGCTTCTTTGAAATTAGAAAAGCGAACAACTGTTGAATGGATAAATGCTTTATCGTATTCAGTCAGCTCTCCGCCTTCTACCGCCAACCCATAAGGGCGTGGAGTATGCACCTTATGATGTTAATGCAAAGCGATAACCCACATCGTAAGTATCACCATCTTGGAAAGTTCGTGCTGCTGGGTACTTGGTTGCTGATACCAATACACCAGTGGTGCCGCCACGTGCTGAATTGGTCAATAATGCAGTACCAGTAACATTTAACTGTGAAGCAGTAGCAATCGTTAAACGTGCCACATTAGCCATATTGTCAATAAAGGTATCAACTGTTGCATTGGTTGAAATGAATTGCGCACGTGTTGGTAAGGTGTAACCTTCTGACAATGACACGATTTCACTGGCTACCGTGGCAAAATTTGCAGCGGTCCAATTATCTGCTGGAGCTGCTGCACCACTAAACAAAGCTAAATAAAAACCTGCAGGTTTTGCCTTGCTGCCAATATAGGTATTGATCGCATCGATGCGACCTTCCTTAGTGATCAGGTTGGGGGTGCGTTGCCATTCACCACCGTTAATACGATCAAAATATTCACCCGATGCCATAACACCATGACGAGGGAAATAAATTCCATCTTCGGTCTCATCATAAACTTGGTTATCCAAGTCACGTGATAAAGCTAATTTTAAGCGTTTTTTATCCATGGTTATGCACTTAGAATTGATAATAATTCAATTTACAATAGCGATAACTCTGTTTCCTAACCCTACAGCCATACCAGATAGAGCCGTAATATTGGATAAATGATCTGACTGTAATTCAATTAATTGACCACTTGCAGTCCCCAACACGAAACCTTTTTCAGAAAGCCACATTGCAGACAATGCACCACCTTGAGAAAGCTCAGCACCCACTACAGCACTCTCTACAGTAAAACTACTATCAGAGATAGGTTTGGCAGCGGCCTTATGCTCTAGCACCAATTCTTTTAGATCTGCACCACGTAAGAAAACCACATGATCATATTGACCCACCCAAATACCACCCTCTACAGGTTCCACAAACGTAATTCGTTGCGGAAATTGAATGAAGTTGTAACGTTCATCGGTAAGATGAAAAGCCATTGCCTCAGAGAAATACAAAACATTCAAATGAGCACAAAGGATACGGCCACGCCAAAGATTTAAAAATTTACCATGCTTCATCGGTGAGAAATGCTGAAATTGCGGTACACGTCCAAATTCAGGTAAAACTGGCAAAGAAGTGTGTGTAGTCGAAATCGGATAATCCATCACTTGACGCAGTTCACCACCATTCTGTTCTGTCATATAAAGACGAATATGTGTCACCTTTTCATCTAAGCACATTGGGAATTGCACATCTAGGTTTGAATACTGCACTAAGTCAATCTTATCTATCTCTGATAATGCTGATTCTCGCTCACCTACAAGCCACGAGATAGCAAACGAATATGCACCTGCATCAATACTTCCATCAGCACTAAAACTTACATAAGGCTTTGCTGGCGTATCAATCGTAAACTTAACTGCCTGTAATCCATTAAAAGTATAAAGACCAGTATCACAAGACATTAAAACAAAATTATTGACGATTTGATGAAATAACGGGCCCTCACCAATCTGCGGTATTAATTCCTCATACTCCCAAGTAATTGGATCTACTTTTACCCAAGCACCATGCAGCATTGCAAAACAATCATGGTGAAGTGAAGATTGCCACAAATACTTAAAAGGTAAATTGGTTTGCAAGGCAATACCTTCACGCATGGTCATGCGCCCTGATTCAGTGAAATCAATATTTACCGCATCACGTACATATAGCTTTGCACCGTCACCGCTTCGTTCTAATGCAAATTCTTCGCTTGTATTATCCATTCCCATCACAGGTGGTAATTTTTTAGTTGTCATTAAAATGCCCCTTTTCGATATTGGTCTGAATTACCATCTGGTCTGATGTAATGAACTTTATTTCTAATGTTTGGAGTGCCGTAACTGGTATGCTCCATGCCAACAACACTTATGAATTGTTTTGCTTTAGTCTGCGGTTGTCTTATGACCTTCATGCGTTTTTTAAATTCTGTTGGACCATAGGTGGAAATAAAACCATCAAAACCTTTTGGCACAATTTCACGAACTTTATAGCTGACCCAAGTGCTACCAAATACTGCACAATCCTTCCCAACAGTCATAATCGGTTTTTTAAAACCTATATGCAGTGATTGTGGGTAATATTGGTAATCCGACGAACTCGAATATCCCATAGCTGCATCCGTAAAACCGAATGGGTATATCTGACGATTTTTTAACTCAATCTTGGTCGTTCCAAATACCTCACCAAACCCCTTCGGTGCAATTGCTTGTGGTTTTCCATGGTCATCACGTACAACACTAGGACTACCAAAGCTCGACATATCATTCGATTCATATTGTTCTACATACATTTTCCATTCAGGTAATTTATGCCATCCGAAGCGAAGTGCAAATATTCCGATCGGTTGTATGTAACGCTTTCTTAATTCTATTTGTGGCGAAGGAATGCGCATAAAATCATTAGAAGATGGGTTTATTTCTCCCTTGGCATTGCGGACTACAGGTTTACCAAATACAACCCCTTTAGTTAAGCTCTGTGGCTCAATGCGGAAAGGTGTAACAAGTGGCTCGCTTACTTGGTTATCCTCATCAAAGATATATGGTGCAACGATAATCTGACGGTGTTTAAGTGAAACAGTGGGATTACCCACAACCAATTCCTGAATACCGGGTTCAACACGTATTGAATTGGCAGATACCGAAGGCATCCCCATTTTTGTTTCAATGTATTCGTTAATTACACGGATAACATTTTGATTCAAGGAAGGTTTAGGTACTTGCGGATCATCCCATTCGGGCATTCCCCAATAAACTGAACCAGGTATGCCGATACCGTAACCAGTAGCAGGTGTTCCATCTGGAAGGAAAAGAGGATTACCCAAGTAAATATATTGACTGGTGTAAGGAGGTGAGCCTGTTTTTGTGACTATTAGTTTTGATCCAATCTGCATTGATTGAATACTTGGCACCTTAATTTTTCTATTTTTAAATTCAATCAAAGGTTTTGGAATAATGGTCGCTATAAAGCCATCCAGTTTATAAAACGCTTTAGATAGACGTAAATTAGGTAAACCAAACTCATCTTGTGCAGCCCCCCTAGCCTTTACTTCGGGAGTGAGATTTCTGATAGTGGGTTCACCCATATGATCCTTATGTGACCATCGCGTAACAATCCTCGCTTGATATCTTGTAAGCTCTACCCATCCCATGGCTGATCGATCAAATCCAGACGGCTCAATATAACGAGTGTGATGCTGTACTGTTGGTGGTGTGATATACGGTGGCGCAATACCATAACGATTTTCAAACGTAAGTTCACGAATACGGAAAGCCACCATTGGATAACCAATAATGGAGCTTTCAAAGCCCTTGAGAGGAAAGGTACGACGAGTATTGACAATCAAAGGTGATCCAAATGCCTGCATTGAAATACCTTTTGATGCAATGACTTTGGCACTATTACTTAGATTCGTCCATCCAGAAATATAAGGTTCTTCAATAGCATAAGGTAATACCTTGCGAACCTTATACGAAATCATCGGCTTACCAATTTCACTATGCTGGAAAGATGACGGATATAAAGGTCTAGCTTTATTGTCAATCGTCATGCGGCCAAACACAGACATTACATTGCCTACTGTAACAACTGACTTATTACGGTTCTCAATTTTCAGCCACTTAGGTTCCATGCTTGGTGGGTTGAGTTGGCTATCAGGATCAAAATACATCCTGATATATTGGCGATGGTTATATATCGCAGGCTTACCCCAACGGCCAACATTAGGTATGCCATCCGAACTGATACTAAGCGGCTTAATATATCGTCTATGCAATTTTGCTTCGCTAATTCCAAATATCTCAGCAAAGCCTTTAGGATAAATAGTCTGTATTTCAGGAATAATACGTGTACCAAATGCTGTGGCCACAAAACCATGAACGGCTAGATGTTGTGTACCACCTACACGATGAACAGATGGAAAGACTTGATTAATACTTACAGGTTCGATGGTACGGACCCTATACGATACCCAGGGCGTACCATAAATATCGAATGCTTTACCATTTGCATCGATGTTGCGAATACTATGATCTACCGCAGGTTTCCCAGCAACAAAGGAAAATATCCCATCATCAACTTTTAAAGGTCTTTTTCTAAACCATACTGTAGTCAAACCAAATGACGTATGTGCTTTGCCTAAGAGTTCCAGTGTTCTAATAAAGTTAGATACTGTTGAATCACCAAAAGCAGATGACATAAAACCACGAGGGTTAAGTTCAAGTGTTTTGCTGACTTGTGGAATACCCAAACTCGGAACTGGGTATGGAATCCCTGTAACTGAGATTCTACGAATTCTATAACCAATACTAGGCTGACCAAAGATTTCGCTATTGATTGAATCCGGTGCAAAGGATGGTGTTTTATTACGGACTACTGGTAAACCAATGGTTAAGTAAGACTGCCCTTGAACCGAAATAGATCTGCGATTACTTTCAACCACACTCCATCGACTAAATTCAGAAGAATCAAAACCTTCAGGTTTAATAATTTTATTTTTATTGGCAATTTTAATCTCACCAAAAATACCAGCATCAATCGGGGCAAGCTGCTGATAAATCCTTTGTGTCGGATCAAATATTCTTGGGTATCCAAAACCAGTAGCATCGAAACCAAGTGGCTGATAATAACGTGGACTATGTGAGATCCATGCTTGACCATACCGTGTAGCAACAAAGCCTATAGGCGAAGGGTTGCGCTGTACTGTAGCAGTACCAAAAGAAGTCGCTACAAATGGTTTAGCATATAAAATTTGTGGAGAGACTGCTGCACTACCAAATGCCATTGCATTAAATGCTATAGGTCTGAGCGTTCTGGATTCTTTAGGATCTTTAACTATAAGGCTACCAAATCGAAGTGTATCAACTCCATTTGGTTTTACGTATTTAACACCGCCAAGAAACGCGGCTGTACCAAAAGCAGATGCAGCAAACCCACGACCATTCAGATTTATAAATTGTTTTAAATTATAGGCTTTTGCTGTACCAAAAGTGGGCGCACTAAATCCTTGAGCATATATAAAACGCGCTTTATTTCTTACATTCTGCCCACCATAGGTAAATGAATCAAAACCTGCCGGGTAGATAGTAACGATTGCTGATTTTACATCAGGCTTTCCAGTTGCAGGTGGCTCTATGCCAATGATTGAGACATACTGTCTTTTATCTTGCTCTACCCCAAAATTAAAGACAACATTGTATGAATCTGGAGGAGAATATGCATCACCTTCAAAATTAAAAACAATGTTATGTGAATCAGGTGGCGTATACTTGGTCATACATCACCTTTATTTAGGTATCAAATTGTCAAAAATTAGAGCGTTGTAGTTAGAAATAGGATGATAAGCGATTGCATAGAAAGTGGTTAAATTCAGATGGTCAAACTCAAAAAAACCATTACTATCAGTAGATTTATCAGCAATAATACGACCTGTTATTTTTTCATGAAGTCTAACTCGACAAGGGATAGCGATACTTTCTTCTTTTACTTGCCCCTTGATTGATAACCCTCTTGCTGATGTTTGAACCACATCATCAATATGACTTGTCATAATTGTGGAGAACATTATAAATCCCCTACTTTTAAGACAATTTGTCC